AGTACTTCCTTGCGACCTGCAAGGGGCTGACTACCAATAACATCTCGTCCCGTAAGGGTCTTGTATGTTATAAGTACTTCTACCGTTGAGATCGAGGTTAGTCACCTCGAGCTCAACCAACTGCTAGCTTGGGTAACTAGCAATTTGTTGGTTCACCTGTTAACCCGGAAACGAGTTAACATGGTATCACCTGTGACCGGTCCGTTCCAGAGCGAAGTAATTCGCAACGGGACGGGCGATCTGGCCGGTAACCAGACGAATCGTAAGAAACGTCTATGGTATCGGCAGCGGAGGCCTTACAACCTTCCGCTAACCTTCAGTATGAACGCTGACGACGTGGTCTCCTACAAACCGTGGGGACCATATCAAGGTCAAGGCGTTTTGACGTTGTACTATAGCTCGGCACCCTTGCCGGTCGCTGACACGTCGAGTGCTCTATACGCAAAAGCATGGTCTGACTTCCGTGAGGAAGTTGCCAGCTCAGCGAACATGGCACTCACACTACTGGAGCGCAAGCAGGCATTCGAGATGATATCGAAACGAACTATCCAGTTCGCCAGATTCGTCAAATCGGTGCGTGCCTTTAAGTTCAAGGAAGCAGCGCGTATCCTAGGGGTGCAAATCCCAACAGATAAACAGCGAAAGCGTAACCGTCCTCCTTTTAACAAACCCTTCCGGGTTAAGAAGAACGCGAAAGCTTTTGCTGATAATGTACTCGAATATCAATTCGGGTGGGCGCCGCTTATCCAGGACTGCTACCAAGCGGTAAATATCCTTTCTGAGCCATTCTCGTCTGGGTTTGCTCGTGGCCGTGCTCGCATGGTCACTGAGTCAACTTCGACGGCGAACTACAGTACGAATTACGGTCAGGATCTCCGGACCTATAAGACTACTGTTGATCAAAGCTTTAGGATATCTGCAACTGTTCGGGTTACTAATCCGAACTTGCACTTGGCTGGGCAAATGGGCTTCGCAAACCCTGCTGTCCTTGCTTATGAGAGTGTTCCTTTTTCGTTCGTCCTTAATTGGTTCGTGACATTAGAGGAGTATCTGAACAGCTTTTACCCCTTCCCTGGGGTGGAGTTGCTAAACAGTTACTACACTTTCAAAGGCACTAGTACTCAAACGACATCACAACGGAAAACGTCAGTCTACCTCAATGGTGGGAAGACGTGGTTCGGAGTTGATGGAGTCTGCCGAAGAGTACTTGTCTCGCGTACGGCTGGAGCCATTCCTGGCCCATCCTTGCGCGTCCGGGTTCCTTGGAACCTTTCACCCTCCCGCGGCTTAAACGCCGTATCTCTTCTTCTTCAACGTCTCCGTTGAGAAAGATTAACATACTGGTCTAACCAGGAAAGAGAGAGCATTATGCCTACAATGGCTAATATCACCGTCAAGAAATATGACAACACAACCGACCAGGTCTACACAGCTGTGCAGGCCTCCGCCGGCGACCGCAGTCCTGCCATCTGGCAGAACTTGTCTGTCGGTACCGCCAAGGCTCATCGCCCTGAATTGCGTGTTACGGCTCGCGACAACGGTCCTCAAACGGCTCGCCGTGTTGAGACTTCCTTTGTCTGGCCGCAAACTGCTACTGGTACTGACGGGCGGATCAACGTTGTTGATCGCGCTGTTGGCAATTCGGTTCATGTCCTCCCGAAAGCGATGACAGAGACTGAAGTGCGCGAATATGCTGCACAGTACGCCCACCTGTTGGCCTCCGCTCTGATCAAACAGTGCGTGGTTGACGGTTTCTCCGCTACCTAATCAGTAACGGGGACGTATAAATGAAGCATAGTCTTGTTCCAGGTTACCTGGAGAAGATCGCTCGTGTTATGTTTACCGAGCTCGCCGCGCCCTTGACTCCTCGTGCTCTTGAAGCACTGGATAAAGGCGATTGGGACTACCTGACTTCAATCAAGGTTGACCCAAAGACTTATGTCTCTGCTGACCTTTATTCCAGAGATGCGCAGGTCGCTGCTCTTTTCAAGAAATGTGCTGGTCTTCCGACTACACACGACAGAAAAGGGGCAGCTATCCGTAACTTCTGGAAAGGAGAGCATAGTTGTTACCGAACTAATGAACGTTTGTCCCCTTTTCTTCATGGTGCTTACGCCCCAGAAGACGAGGTGGTATGGGAGATGATCTCTCATGCCAGAAAATGGATACGCAACGTTCTCGGGCCTTACCCCGATGAGCAAGTTTTAGCTTGTTCTCGATTTGGTCCTGGTTCGACTTACGGCGATAGGGGAAAGTTAATCACAATCCCTGATAAAATGTCTTCACACCCAACTTCAACTTCGACTGCATACCCGTTTATCCTTAATTGGAGCGGGACGCTTTGGGCGCAAGCCTGCAAAGAAGCGTACGTCGAGAAAGTCTTGACTCTCGTCCCGGGTAACCGTTTCACAACGGTCCCGAAAGACAGTACTAAGGACCGCGGCATCGCCGTGGAACCTAGTATTAACCTTTTCTATCAGTTAGGCATTGGTGCCGTCTTGAAGAAAAGGCTGAGTCGTGCTGGTTTGGATCTCCAGCACGGTAAAGAAGTGCACATGCAGGTCGCATGTGCTGCATCCCTCACGGGAGCTTCTTCTACTATAGACTTGTCCAACGCTAGTGATAGCCTTTGTAAGAATCTTGTTGAACTCTTACTGCCCCCCGTTTGGTTTGAAGCTATGGCGCACTTACGTTCGCCTAAGACTCAGATTGACGGTAGATGGGTGAACCTTGAAAAGTTCAGCTCCATGGGTAATGGCTATACCTTTGAATTAGAAACACTCGTCTTCGCTTCCATCATTTATGCCGTGAGGCAGATGCGGGGCGAGGAAACTTCCTTCGGGAAGGATTGTTTCGTTTTTGGTGACGATATTATCGTCCCGAGTGAATGTTCAAAGGATCTCATTGCAGCATTGCAGCTGGTTGGATTTGAAACAAATGCCGATAAGACGTTTGTAGATGGTCCTTTCAGAGAGAGCTGTGGGGGGGACTACTTTGAGGGTATAGACGTCCGTCCGTACTTCTTAAGGGAAATCCCAAATGAACCACAGCATTTCATCGCAATGGCTAACGGAATTAGGAGCCTGGTTCGTAAGAACTTTGGTAATCATTGTAATAGTGATTACCTTCGCCGTACTTGGTTTCGGGTCTTGGACCTTATACCGAGTCATGTACGAAGGCTCCGCGGTCCTCAGGATCTCGGCGACATCGTTATCCACGATGAGCCGGAATTCTGGAACATCCGCGTCCGACACTGCATCCGCTACGTCAGAAGCTACAAACCAATAGCCCCAAAAGGCTTTGGTGTTGAACACTTCTCGCAGGACGTAGTACTAGCAAGTGCTGTCTTCCAACCTACTGTCTTCACCCCTTTCGGGGGTGTCGGCAGACCACATTGTCAAAAGGGAGTGATCCCTCGAGACGGTGTCTTCGGTCATAAGATAGCATGGGTCCCCTTTAGTTAATAGAGGGGCTGGGGTGTAACCCCAGGTTTTCGCCTTGCAAGCG